GCTTGCTTTCACCGCCGCTATTCGGTTCGCCCCTGATGCTGACACCTCGTGAGTTCATTGCCACTTTCGTTGATCCTGCGATCGAGCTCTGGCGAACAGAACAACTCGTTCCTCACTTGGCGATCCATGCCGTAGCGCAGCTCGACATACTGGCCGAAGTGGTTGCGCGGCATACTATGGCTAGGCCGCTAAAAAGACGCGAGGCAGGGCGTTTCCGTCAAAGTCTCGCAGAGCGCGAGCCTGTTCTAGCTGTGATCCGAGATATTCACGACGCCCACAAGCATGGGGAACTAGAGCGCGGTGATGCTGGAGCCAAGGAAGGCCAGCGGCCTGAGATCAGAACGCAGTTCGGGTTTTTCGCCGGTCATACTGCCGTGGGGGGGCCGCTAACCCCATACAAAAACCTAGTCTTCACACATGATAACGGGCAACGTTACCAAGTGGGACACGTCATCTTGGAAGCTAGGCTCGCGTGGGACAGAGAACTGCAAAAGATGGAAAGTGGCCTGCACCCCCGCCCGGATGCCTAACCGACATGTATTGCAACGAACCTAGAGAAAACATTTCGCCAGGGGCGTTTTTGCCCGCGTACCAGGGGCGTTTCCGCCACCAATAAACCCCGTTACCAGGGGCATTTTCGCCCCTACTATCTATATCTCGGAGGGGAACACTCAGAAGGCCGCAGGCAAGCGCGCCTTCATACAGCGCGCGTTAAGCCGGCCGGCCTAGCCACTCCCTTCACCCCTCTATCGATCGCCGCGCCAGCGGCGCTTGTAGAGCTGCACCAATTATCAGTCGGCGCTGCCTTCGGTGTGGGCAGGTATGTCAGCCGATAAAGCGACGGACGGCGAAACGTACCGACCCGGCCGCCCTTGCCTCGCTCGGTGATCTCGAGAAAGCCCGCCTCGACAAGCTCGGCAATCCCGGGAGCAATCGATTTGCGCCGAATGCCGAACGCTTCGAAGTCATCGAAGGTGCAGGGCAGCTTGCCATTCTCCCGGCCGCCGTGGTGTGCGTGCTCGATCTCCAGCCGGTCAAGGATGCGACGCGCCACAAGCGACAGGCTGGCCCATGACTCGCTTTCGAGCATGTCGAGCCGATGCGCAATGAACTGGCCTTGGATGAGCGACGGTTTCGGTCGCCCCATCTCATTTCACCAATCCTCTGGCCCGACCCTTTTCAAGGGCGAGCGATACCGCATCTGCGAAGTCGGGGAGCTTATCGACCGCAAAGCCTATGCCGGACTTGCCGGGGCGCATCAGGCCGTCGTCAGCCTCGAACCAAACCCGCGCGCTGAAGATCGGCCGGCCGTTGAACTCGTCCAGCACGACCCGGATCTCCTCGCGAGCGTTCTTTCGGATCGAGGCGATCGGTATTGCGGTCGTCATGCTGTGCCTCCCTCGACATGAAGTCGCGCCTCAAGATCCGTCCAGCGCTCTTGAAAAGCCTCGATCGCGGCATTGGTCATAAAGGTGTCCAAGGCCGGGCTGTTGACGCGACGCCTTTCGTGCACGTAGCGGACGCCCCAATGAATAGCGCTCAGCCCTTCGGAATAGATCTGCTCGAACAGGAAGGCGGGCGCGCGCTCCGGGAGGCAGGCTTGCTCACCGAAACAGGCATCTGCCGCGTACCGAGCGGCTCCGCAGTGCAGCTCACGGAGAACCTCGAAATATTCCGCGACGGCTTGATCCACGTCCGCTGTCATGCCCTGCCTCCCTGCCCTGCGCTTTCGGCTCGCGCAATCTCGCGCCGCAGCTCGTCTGCAACCTTGATCGTGTCTCGCGAAATCAGCCCGCCATTGCCGCCCTGCCAGTGACCGGCGATCAGCGCGCCGCTGTCATCGAAGGTGATGGCGTCAACCAAGGCTTTCGCGCGGTCGAGCAGCGCCGGCATCGGTTGAGGTTCACGCATTGCGCTCACCCCTCGACCTTGGCCTGGGCGGCCTTATCGGCGAGCCAACGATCGACCTTAGACCGCAGGGCGCAAACCTTGCGCCCGAGCTTGAAGGTCGGAAACGTTGGGTCGCGGGTGTTGAGCGCTTCGGCTTGGCGCTCGGACATGCCGAGATGTCGGCCAATTTCTTCATAGCCATTAAGCAAGTCGGGTGAGGCTTCCGTGGTCATTGCAGGTTCCTTTCTTTGCGCAACAGCTGCGCAATTGATGCGCAAGGGACGCGCCGGGGCGGACGCGTGTTCCTTGATTTTTCAATGGGTTAGGGGTGGCCACTGTGGGCTCGTACAAAGGGTACAAAAAAGCCCCCAAGAGGGGGCTTAGTTGTTCTCAAGTATCTGATTTCGCTAGTTAAGTTCAGCAGACGCGCCATTTTCAATAAGTGGAGCATCATCATAAAGATCGAGATCATGCATTTTGACCAAGGCGCGTGTCAGCCACGGTTCGCCCCGCACCATGCCAGGCCTTCGCGTCAGCGCGAGGTGCGTGACTTCGGAGGCTGGCACCAGAGTGGTATCAACACCCTGACCCAAATTGCCCCAGGCTCGGTCGTTTGGATGAGACGCGAAAAGGTGGTAGCCGAAGCGGCGCCCGATCGTGTCGAACTCGACGCCAGCGATGACTTGGTTGGCCCCGATCCCGCCGTCGTTCTTATAGGCGGGGCAGTATTCCCCTTCCAAAACTTGCAGCTGAAACGGCACCGAAAGGCGGTCCTGAGGAAGCCGCGCGCGCAGTCGGGTGAAGCAATCGCCGCCCTCGATCATGAATCGAGCTGCTAGTGCTTGCAGGCCATAGAAGTCATAGCGGCCGTCCGCGTCCGCCTCGTCCGTCCATTCGAGAAAGAGGTCGGCCAGTTGCCGATTGAACTCGGGATATGGCGTAACAAACTGCGGCTTGATACCAGTGCCGACGATGTTGGAAACCAGCGTTTCCACGCCGGCCTCGGCATAACCATTCTGCCGCACCGAATCCCGCGACCGGGCGCGCAGCGTGGCCAGCGAGCCGAGCAACAAATTGTTCGGGCCTGATACGGGCGGCTGCCACCGGACCAGTCGCGGCGCAACGCTGGCAGCATCGTACCCGCCGACCGAGGCCACAGGCTGGACATAAGTCCGTGTGCCCTTGATCCGATACCGGACGGCCTCTCGCATCCTAAAGACCCTTGCCAGTAATGAACTGGATCCGACGCGCGCGGCGAGGAAGAATGCCGGCTGCTTTGTTGATGTCCGACAACATCAAGGCGCGCGTTTTCATCATGTCGCCCAAATCTCGATAGGTGACTTCCCGATCCGCAAAGCGAACCTTTGTCGCGCCCTGTGCAATCGCAGCATCAAGAGCGTCTAGATGGGTTTGTGTGTAAGCCACGGCTTCACCTCATCGACTCAGAAATGAAGACCGGGACACTGATCTTCGCCGCGCCTGCTGGTGCGCCGCGGGTTGGGTGGTAGGAGCAACCGCAGCTGCCTCGATGTCAGCGTGCCGACGCTGCTCTGCCTCGGCTTGCTGCTGCCGGATGCGCTGCACCTTGCCCCAGCTGATCGACATCGATCGGAGCGCGGCGAAGGCATAGACGCGGCAGTCCAACGCCTCTTGCCGAGTGTTCGGCTTCGGCACCCAAGCGCGAACCGGGAAGCCCTTTACGTATCGAGTGACAACCGTTTCGGACGTCAGTTGTTCGAACAAGGCACCGTCCCGATCGGCAGGAAAATGGCAGTAGCCGGCGCCGGGCTGCTCAATTCGGAGCCGGCCATAAATCATGTCCTTGGCGCTATCGACGCCGATGTTGAACAGGGCGATCCGGCCCTTGTTGTTCTTGCTCGCGAGCTTGGGCCAGACGGGCTTGCCCTCGCCACCCTGGCCCTTGATGGCCCAGACGCGGCGCCGGGTCTTGTCGCGGACGAAATTGTAGACCGCGTCCGTGGAATGGCCGCCGCTGTCGATGCAAGTTGCCGCAACCTGCAGCTCCCGGCCATCCTCCGTTTCCGTCGAGGTCAGCAGGTAGTCGTCCAGTTCGGCCCAAATGTCGGGGGCGGATGGATCGCCGTAGATGACGTGGTGATCGAGGGACCAGGACTCGTCATTGACGCCCCAGCCGACGCGCTCGATCTCCAATCGATCGCCTTGCACGTCGACGCCGCAGGTGACGATCAGCACCATGGCCGACACCGAGTCCATCCATTGCTCCCGGCGCGCGCGCTCCTGCAGCCTATGCAGGTCGACGGCCTCAGTCTGTTCTTCCCAAAGCTCAGCCAGAGCGGTGTTCGTGAACTTTTTAAGCAGCTGCGGATTGCCCTGCGCCTCCAGAAACTCCGTTACGATTTCCGGCAACCGGTGCCGCTTTGAGTAGAGCTTCGAGACGCGGAAGCCCGCATGACCTCCATAGGTCACCAACTTTCCGCAGCTTGAACGCATCGCTCGGCCATGCGCGTTCCAGCGAACTGGAGTCTGCCGTTCGCCAACAACGTCAAGGCTCTGGTCGGTTCTTCCTACATTCGGCTCCGGGTTGCTGACTGGCGCGTCATCATGGACGATCAGGGCAATGTCTTGGACGTCCTCACCATCGGCCCGCGCGGCGGCGTTTACGAATAGGAGAAGGCCATGCAGAAGATCACTACCCCTCAGGGCGAGGTTCTCGTCCTGCTTGCCCTGGATGAATACGACGCCCTCATGGATGCGGCCGACGTTGCCGCTGCTGACAAGGTGCGAGCAGACGTTGCCGCTGGTCGCGACGAAATGGTGCCGTCCGAAGTCGCCGACCGACTGCTTAAAGGCGAGAACCCCGTTCGTGTATGGCGCGAGCATCGTGGCATGACTGCCAGAGCCCTAGCTGACGCGGCAAGCCTGAGCGCCGGGTATGTTTCCGAGATCGAAAGCGGCACCAAGGCCGGGAGCGTTGGAGCGCTGGGCAAGATCGCCACGGCGCTGGGCGTTACCATCGACGACCTAGTCTAATTCACTTGTATGCAAAGCCTACGAAATATCCAACTTTGTTGTATTTTGCGCTTGACCAGATACAAGACACTTGTATGTTGGGGACATCGAAACCGAACACCCCAACGGAGCACCCCAATGAACGCCAACCTCGAATTCGCCGCCAACCTCATCGCCGAGTTCTCGGTCGCCACGGCCGCTGCTTTTCGCAGCCAGCCATTCAACCGCGTCTCCCTCGCAATCGCCTTTGAAGCCGGTTTCCGTGCTCATTCGGACTACAGCCGCAAAGTCTGTGAGTTCGTGCTCGTCGCTGCCCAGAGCGATGTCAATGATCGTGCCAT